AAGGAGAACTCTAAATGAGTGATGAAACTACACAACAACCAGCACAAGCGGCTGATACTACTGCACCAGCAGGACAAAATTCTAACGAATTAACAATTAACGATTTGCAAGCAATGAAAGTTATCATCGATATCGCTAGTTCACGTGGCGCATTTAAGCCAAATGAAATGGTTGCAGTCGGTCAAACTTACAACAAGTTAGAATCATTCCTAGACACAGTAGCAAAGCAAGCCGAAGCACAAAAAGCATCCGCACCAGCAGGAGCTTAATATGGCCGAACTAAAACACGTGGCTCGTGTTAAAGCTACCAACAAAAAATGTTTGGTAGCTTATCGCACTTTGCCTGGCGATGCACACCATTGCCTAATTGTTCCAACAGAAAATATGCCTGATATCTTCCACGATGCTATTATTAATCTAGTAGAAAGTGGTAGTGGTCAAGATGCATATGAGTTTGCAGATGCTTTAGATCGTAATCAATTTCCAGATGGCAGTAATATGTTACGTTGGTTACATGGTAATGGTCGTCTAATTAAAGCACCTACAAGCGACATCGAAATGACACCGGCTACTAATTTTGGTATTTTGTTATCCGAATTAAATCAAATCATTGCTGAACAACGTGGAGTTGCTATTGATGATTTGTCGGTTAAAGCAGATACTAAAGAAAAAACAGAAGCTCGTCGTATTGAAGATGTAGCAGAAATTGATACACCAATCAAATCCGACGCTACTGCTAAACCAACTGCAACTGTAGAAGTTACAGCACCAGCAGAAAATTCTAGCCCAGAAGATCAAGCAAAGTTCTATCGTAGCCAAGCAGATCGTTTGAGCAAGCAAGCCGCTGAAATGCGCCGCAAAGCCGAGGAGTTGGTTCCGACCAAAAAAGCAAAGTGACGAAATCGGGAAGAAATCTTCCCAAGGACGTCATTAAGCATTGGCCAGAAGTCTTCGGCGATGTACAGTTAAATGTAGTACCCTTAGGGTACTTACATACCGTACTGGTTAATTTTAAAGATGGTAAAACTTGGGAAATAAAAATAACTCAAAAAACCAAGCGAGATGGATGGCATGCCTTCGAAAGGAACTTGGCCGAACTAGTTAAAAATTACGAAGAAAAAATTAGTGATATCGATTTTAAATTAGATACAAATCGAGTTAAAAAAGATATCGAACGTAGTACACAGAAATTTTTACGAAAGAAAAAGTTATAATGAATGTTAGATTACTTAGTTACAGCCAGCCAACTGAAGAATTTGCTAGCATGGGAATCACTGACGCCCAAGAACTCATTGCCTTCTGTGCCCGAGTTTCAAACCCAAGCAATCAACTCAACACAGAAACTAGTGAGAAGCTTATCAAGTATCTCATCAAACACCAGCATTGGAGCCCACTTGAAATGGTCTCAGCTTGCATCGAAATTACAACAACTAGAGACATTGCCCGTCAAATCCTTAGACACAGAAGTTTTAGTTTCCAAGAGTTTAGCCAACGCTATGCTGACCCGACAAAGGATCTCAACTTTGTACTTAGAGATGCCAGAAGGCAAGACTTCAAGAATAGACAAAATAGTGTAGAGTTAGATGTTCATAATAATGACGAAGATCGATTCCTTGTTTATCAGTGGGAACGTATGCAAGAGCTAGTGATTAAACAATCACGTGACGCATATGAATGGGCTATACTAAAAGGTATTGCTAAAGAACAAGCTCGTGCTGTACTACCAGAAGGATTGATTGAAAGTCGTTTGTATATGAATGGCACACTACGTAGTTGGATTCATTTTATTGAATTACGTAGTGCTAATGGCACACAAAAAGAGCATCAAGAAGTTGCTATTGCATGTGCAAAAGTTATTGCTGAAATTTTTCCGCTTGCCACTGATCTTGTAGCCAAGTAAAATCATTTATCTTAGACAGTGCCTCCGGATTGGAGGCATTTTTTTCTCCGTAACTCCTACCAGCACAAGCGCCTTTTATAGCAAATTCTGCATAGTCACCTTGGGCAACATTGCACCATATATCTAATCTTTCATTTGCTTCAGTATCGGCAATCACAGCTAGTTTGGCACACTCCCTAAATGCACTGCGCCATGTACTATATTCATCAGTATTAAATGCAGTTATGTTACTAACTTCGTCCATTACCTTAAAGTTCTTGCTGATATTTGTTGTCATGTCTATAGATGACGTATCCATAGCTAATGTTAATTTTTTTGGTAACAGTTTAACACCACCATAGCCGTATTCTAAATTATTGACTGGATTACGACTGCGCCAAACATGCACAGTTTCTAATTCCCAATCACCTGGAATTTGATATTTAAAATCAAATGAATCTAGTATAATAGCATCAGCATCTACTACCCAAAACATTTTAGTAAATGATCTTTTGGCGGCAGCTATATGAGCATTGTGTATTCCTTGTACATTGCTCACACGTTTTACTAGAGGAAATCGCTCTTTAAGTTTTGCAAAATTTTCTTCTGCATATACTTCGTTATAGCTGATAAAAATTATATCGTACATTATACTTTTTTACGGATACTACGAGGCATAGGGCTATAAACAGTTTTAAAAAATTTGCTACCTGCTCCATCTAAATTGGCAATTTCTAATTTTGATTTAGCCATTAATTCTTTTGCAAGAGTGTTTATGTATTTTGTTATTTCTTCGGGTTCTGCCTGTGCGTGAGTAGTTGCCCAAAATTCAGTTAACCAATCAAAATCTCTAACATTACTATAATCCCAATCTGTTAAAAGAGTTTTATAAGCTCCTTCTCTAGCTCCTAATATTGACCAAATACCGTTTTCGGCATCAGCGCCAACACTACACCAAATTAATAATCTATGATAATTTTGCCACCAGATTTCACTTATATTGTTTACTCTTGCACCTTGTACTAGGCACATTTTAACACCTTCTCTGAATCCTGCTCTCCATGCTTGCTCAGGAGTTGCATTGGTAAAACTTTCACTATAACACTCATTAAACTGGTAATATCTTTGATCAAAACAAAACTCAACACGACCTTGCACATCATCTGGATCACTATTTTCATGTGTTTTCATTTCGTTGACAAATTTACGTGTCCATAATTTAAGTCCGCCATTACCGTACTTTAGTCCGTTAACATGAACATTACCTGCCCAACTAAACACATTTTCGTCAGTAAATTGTTTACCATCTATTTCAATTTCAACTTCTAAGTACTTTGGATCAATTATATTATCACCATCTACTGTAGTAAAGTATTCTGTTTCACTTAATGCCGCGCAGGCTTTATGTGCCGCATCCGAACCTTTTACTCCATGTACACGTTTAGCCCAAGGCACTTTTGTTAATAAATCTGCATAGTTTTTTTCAGCATTTGGTTCGTTGTAGCTGAGAAATATAATGTCTTGTTCTATAACTTTAATTGTTGTCATTTATAATCCTTAATTTTTGACTTTCAAAAATTAGTTTTGTTGCAATATTAATTTTATCTATCTTTAATTCAAAATCACTTTCAAATGCAACTCCAACACATTGTTTTGAAAACAAATCATTTGAATCAATAATAATAGTCCTAATCAAAAAATCATAATCATTTTCTAAAATAATAAAAAACAAAACTTTTGCATTGTCTAATTTTACAGTAAGTCTGCTTTTAGCCGAGACTGATAAAAAGAAATTCCATTCTTTTTTAGGACCATTCCACTCAACTAATAATTCAGGATCTTTAACTGAATTTTCAGTTACAACTTCCAGCATGGTATTTTTAAAATTATACGCTTGTTCGACTGCTGAAATTAATTGCAAACTAGTTGTTTCACCTTCCTTAACTAGTCCTAGTAAATAGTCGCTAAATTTTTCTTTACCCGAAACTAATCTTTCATAGGTATCGTAATCTACTTCAAGATAATCTTTATAAAGATTTATTTTTTCGTTTGTAATAGATAATAATTGTTTTGTCTCAGCATCATAATATGCATAAAATATATCGGAAATATGCTTAGGTGGAGGAGCCGGTTTTTTACGAGCCATATGCTAACTCCTCTAAACGATTAATTATTTTTTCATTTATAAAAGATTTTTCAACATAATGAAAAATCTTTTCTTGCTTGATGTTACCTACTACAAATTCTCCTTTAGAATTCAATACAGAATTAACATAATTTCTCCAACTGATTGGTGTAGAATTCCAACCTTGTATTGCCGGTTTCATATGTATAAATTCTAAAGGATTTAATATGTCAATAGCGTCATCTTGCATGCCAGAGATAACTAGTGCAATAGATGCGGCTAAATCCATACTGATCCATTCTTGAGGTTCTAATGGTGCAAATGTTCCACGACAAAATTCCCAATTTTTTACAACAAATTCTAATATTTTATAAAATTCAAAACTAGGTTGATTCTTTTTAAAATAGTGTAAAGCAAAATATGGGTTAGGTAAATTATTAGCAATAAATGTTTTACGATGGTAAGTATCTTGTAATATTGGTTCTAACTTATAATTTCTTATTTTATTGCAAAATTTGATATCAAAATTACTACAATAATCCCACCATAGACTAATATCTCCTAACACAAACATGTCTGCATCTAACACTATTGTTTCATCATAAGGTGTAGTATAATAAAGTTTCCAGCGATGTTCGGCTTGTAACGGACTTTCACCTGCAGAATCAAACCAGGGAATTGGAATTATTTGATCAAATACTTTACTATATTTTTCAGGAACTACATCGTTAGTTACTAGACTAATATTCTTAACTGTGTTTTGACTGTACTTGATACTTAATGCCAATGCATAAGCCTGTTGAATATAATCAACACTATCTGAATTTTGTGCAAAAACTAAAAATCCTTTAGACACCTAAACCTCCATCTATAAATCTACTAAGGCTTAATTTATTCATTACATGAACGTCTAATCCTGTAGTTTTTGTCACTAGGTATTCTCCAAGATAATCTTTTTTCTGTGTTAAAAATTTCATCTTATTTCCATCGGCGCTGATTAATATATCGTTATCAGTTGCATATATCATTTTTCCCGGTAATTCTATGGCAAAATTATTATTAATTTTACCACTCATGATATGTATAGCAATACTAAAAGCAAAATCATTTCTATACAAATTAGAAGATATATTGTAAAGCAATCTAAAATATTGCCAATTTTCTTTTATATAAGAAATTAAATTAAAAAACAGTTCATTAACTTCATTTTTTTGAAAGATAAAAACTGTTGCCCAGAAAAACGGAATACTGTATTGATTAATTCTTTGGAATTCTTCGTTGTATCGTTCGAACGCTAGATCAAAACTATTTTGATAAATTTGAAAATCGTAATTGTTTTCTAAAGCAGATTTTAAAACAGGAGAATTAATGATATAATCACTGTCAATAACTAGTGTTCTATCATAAGGCGTTAAATTAAAAATGTTAACACGGTCCTGATTTTTCCAAGACAATGATTTAGAGCTTAATGCTCCGTCATAGAATTTTTTTGTAGATGCTTGATTAGAATATGGTAATTCAATTATTTGATCAAATTTATGATCAGGAAATGCATTTAACAAATAGTCTTTACTGTCTGTAGCTATGCTTACAGGAATTTCTAAATGCTCGTGTATTTTACTAGCCGCAAAAATCGCTAGTTTTATATAATCGATAGATGAATTATTTTGTGCAAAAATTACTGCGCCTGTTGTCATAGTTCAACTATATCTGAAATTTTTCGTTTACTTCTTAATTCTGCATATTTAACTGCATAGTCGTTAGTTGACTCAAAGTATATCAGTGAGATATCATCGAAAAACTTTTGGACATCGTTGATAATAACAGGGAAATTATTTGAATCTAAGAATGCCACATCTTCTGTATGACCCATATCCAAAACTGTTTTGGTAAAATTAATTAGTTCAGGACTAATTTTGAACGTGGCACCGTTGATATAGTATATCAACTTTTGATTGTATTCTTCTAATATTATTCTGCGTTGATTAGATAGTGTTGACATGTAGTTGGCAACACTAAACGCTTTTTCAATTCTCTCATCCATAGACAACTCCGTAGTATACAATAATATACTACTTTAATTATCTTGTCAATGGATTAGGTAATTAAGGTCCTGAACTAGTTACACTTGGAGTATATCCGCCAACTGTAACGTTTGAACCAGAAGCATAGTAGCCTTGAACTGTACTTGTTAAAGTACCTTCTACGTTTTCATCTGTTCCCCATGGAGCATTTGGTTGACCAGATAAATCTTGGAAAGAAATTGTAAATGTAACAATACTACCAGTACCGTCTACTTGTCCATATATATCATATTGGTTCGGTGTATATGTAGGACTGCTTGTAGCTTTAGTAAACAAAGTTTGTGGGCTAGTTGTTAATTGATAAAAACCAATACTACTTGCAGGAGTTCCTGATCCAGTATTTGTAGTGCTATTGTAATTCATAGTAATAGTACCCATATTGGATAACAAAGTTGCCCAGTCGTTGCCTTTAGCTTGGCTACCGTCGACTGGAATATTTGTTAGGTTTGCACTAAATTGTATATTACTCCCTGAATTAAAGTAATATCTTGCATTAGCATTACTACCAAAATTAAGAGTTACAGTATGGTTAATTGTACCATTCCATGCAGTTGTTCTTTGAGAAGAAGATAGTGTAGCTAGTGATGCTTGTCCAGCTGGAGGTTGAACTAGTGCATTAGTTTGTATAAGTTGTGCATATTGATAATAAGCATTCCAGTCTGAATATTTAACAAGTATACCTGTATTAGGCAATGTTAAATTTCCACTTTCATTGTTACCAGTTTGGTGCTGTCTAGCCGCAAGTAAATCGTTTCTTAATGCAATCCATTGTGCCGCAGTGATCTTTTGTCCCACAGCAACTTGACTACTAGTAACTGTTTGTCCGTATCCTAGTGTGCCTGAGCCAGCGCCTAACACTGTAGCAATAATTGACTGTATTGCATTAAAGTCACTAGCAAGTATTTGGGTGCCTTGTCCAGCCATTTTTTATCCTTTTTAACTTCTATTTTAAAGTATTACGCATTCAACTAGTGTTTCACCGCTCTCAGAACAATCTTCAAGAGCAACAGCAAAACAAATAGGTACTGTATCATCTGGGCTAAACATGACATTCATACTTACAGCTAATCCGTGACCGTAAGCTGCCATTTGATCTCCTTTACTGCATCCGCCAACTACTCTAACTGGAATACGACCTTTAAGTGCTACATACTGGCCGCCTTCTAGTGCAGAATTCATCTTATAAGCTGGGTTTGTACTGATAGCCCCAATTGGTTTATCGCCATAACTTGCCGCTACAACTTCAGCTGACCCGCCTACACAAACTACTGTTCCTGGTGGATATTCTTCTTGTGTTAAGTATTTTTCTGCCAAGTCAGCGTAGTAGCTTGTTGTACTTGCACCGTTAAATGTATTAGCATTAATATTACCGCTACCATCACGAGCAACAACTGTACCAGGACTTGTTGATACGCTTCCTGCGTAAGCAGTTCCACCAATAACTAAATTATTAGCATTAGTAGCTGTTCCGTAAAAATTAGTAGCTGTTACACTTAACCAAGAGTAAGATCCATTACCTAAATTACTAGTTGCAGTAACACCTGGTAATACATCTGAGTTAACTAATTGTAGTGGAGTTAATGTTGTTGCATTATTTGTTGTTTGGAAAACAATAGTATTGTTGCTTTCGTTTTGAATAGTAGGTGTACTACTGTTATTATTAAATACACGTAAACGTGCAACAGGATTACCAACGGTATAGCCAACGTCTGCAAAGTTAACAACTGTGCTAAAAGATGCACTGCCTGCTTGAACATAATTGCTAGCTAATTGACCGCCCAAACGATCAGCATTTGTAGCTGTACCCCAGAATCTGTGACTGCTTTGTGTTTGTCCAGGCTGTGAACCATTGTTTGTATTAACTAATGTTACACCTTGCTGTATTTGTGTGAAACCAGTAATAGGGTTTACAGTACTATCTAGAGTAAATGCACTGTCAGCACTAACAATAAAAATAGTTTGTCCGTTATCAATAGCTTCAATTACAGTATGGCTTGTACCAAATGTGTCTTTAACACTAGTACTTAACATTTCAGTAGTAGCTGAACCAGCTACTGCTTGGGGTCCAATTAAAGTAAAGCTAGTTCCGCCCCACGCAAACAACTGATTAGTTGTAGTATCAAACCAAAAATCGCCTATTGTTAAGCCGCTTGGTGCTACTGACCCAATTTCAGCACCGCCAGTAGTACGGAATTGATTACCGTCCCAAAATTTCAATTTGCTGTTGCCACTATCGAACCAAATTTGTCCAGTTAATGGGCTAGCAGGAGCAGTACTATTAGCAAAATTTTCTAGCAAATAGACAAAATTTTCGTTCTGAATTGATCCGTAACCTGCGTAATTTTTACCAACTAATTTTAAATCTGTGGTAGCATCAACAGTACCGTCGGCGACTGTTACAAGTAACGTTCCGTTATAGTGATTGATTGTATATGCCATTGCTCCTGTTTCCTTATTCTTGAGTATTTATCATTGTTTTAACTGTTATTACCAGCTACTTAGAGCCGCTCTGCGCCAAGTGTTTGTTGCTGTACACACATATATGTAATTAGCGTCCCATACAATTTGCCCTTTTGTACCAGTACTAGTTGCACTAGCCGGTGCATTTCCAGTAGTAGTTACACTTAATGTTGGTGTGGTTAACCCTGTACCAGTGCTAATTGCTCCTGAACTATTAATAGTTCCAGCTACATCTAATGTATGTTGAGGACTACCTGTAAATATTCCAACAAAATTGTTCTGTGCATTAACATATAACGCAGAATTTAAACCGTTGCCATTTAAAGTAGATATTTGAAAATTCTGATTTGATGAGTTCGATTGTATCTGGAATAGTACCGGCGAAACATTAATTTCGCTGTTACTACCTGGACCTAGTATTAAAGCTGGGTTAACTGCACTATTTTGTACTGTTAATGTTCCTGCGCTAATTGTGCTATTACCAGATGTTGTTACAAAACTACTAGCAGAATATAAAGTAACACCATCTTGTCCTAATAAATTATTAGCAGTTAAAACTGGAACGTTAAATTCTACACCTGTTAAACTACTAACGTTAAATCCTATACTAATACTTCCAGTAAATCCACCAATTGCACTAGCAGGAGTAAACGATTCTGATGCAAATATACCTAATAAATTACCGCCGTTATACAAATAAGTTACTGTATGTGCAAGTTTGTTAGTGTCAATAATAGAATCTACAATAAAACCGCTTTGGCCTTGGGCAGAAGAGTATATAGGACCTGCTAGAATGTTTTCAACACCGTCATTAAAATATAATTGGCCGTTTGCACTGTCAATCCAAAGATCTCCAGTAGTTAAACTACTAGGTACTGTACTACTAATTAGTGTGCCGCCACTAACAACAAACTGGCTTCCGTTATAAACTTTTAATCTATTTTGTGTAGTATCAAACCATAGTTGTCCAATAATAGGATTATTAGGCTGACTTGTATTTGCAAAATTTTCTAACAAGTGAATGAAGTTATCATTGACGTACAATCCATATCCAGTAGCATTTTTACCAATCAGAGTAAGGTCAGTGGCTGTTTGATTAATTGTTCCATCAATTAATTCAGTTAATGTGTTGCCGTTTGTTAGTTGTATTGTATAACTCATTATAGTACACCAGTGAAAATTATGTAATTAATAGTTTGGTATGGATTCATTGTTACCACCGGAGTTGCATGTGATGATGAAACAACACTTCCACTGTCTGACAATCCATATCCTTGACCGCTTTGTGCTGTTGTTGTCAATCCCTTACCTGAACTAATGTTTGTACTTGGGTCTGTAGCACTATTTGGAGCTCCAACTGCATAGAACTGTTGTACACCGTCATTAAGATTATGTTTATGATCGGGTAAGTTAGCTGTTGCTAGTGTAATTGTATTGCTACCACCACCTGCGCCTACAGTATCTGCCGTTACATCAGTAACTCTGTTGGCTGCGCCGCCACCTGCGGTTATTAAATTGCCTGATCCGTCTTTATTTGGAACACTAAGACCGTTATTCATGTTGTCTGCACCAAGTGGGAAACGTCCTCTTAGATCTGGTAGGCCGAATGTACTTTGTCCAACTAGTAGTCCTGGTGCTTTATATGTATATTGTACTACTGCAAATAAAGCAGAATATTGACTAATTCTAACTTCACTACCATCACATAACAAATAACCATTAGGAATATTACTAACAGGACCTGCGTAAGGGAATATACAACCAACAGGAACTGTAGCCACATGATTTAATAGTGTACTCTTAGTCATACTGATTAATCCAGTACCACTTCTATAGACTAAGAATGTGTCAGTAGGAACAGAATCAGTGGCTGCAACCTTATTCGTAATAATTGATTGATTAATACTAGTAGTAAACAGTTGAGTACCAGTTAACGATTGTCCGTTAAACTCTACTCCATCACTAGTTACATCACCTTGTAACTGTAATGTAGTAACTGATTGTAATTTTGCCGCACTGGCCGCCACACCTTGACTACCTGTTAGTGTAGCACCATTTAATGTACCACTAAAGTTACCACTAAATGTTTGTGCAAAAATATTTCTAAAAGGTCTTGATACAGAACCAATGTCATATTGGTTGGCGGCGCTGTCTGTTCCTGGTTGAATTACTGTTCCCGCTACAGGATTACTGTTGCTGTCTAAACTATTAACAGAAATAACACCGTTAGCTGTTATGTTTCCGCCAAATGTTGCCTGTTTTGCAACTTGTAGTCCACCCGCTGTTTGAATGCTTGCACCGCCCACATCAAATGGGCCGGTACTTGTAGCACCAACGTCTGTAGTTCCTTGGACAATTAGTCTTCCTGGTACTGGACTACTTGGAACAATTCCAATCCATTTGATAGTTGCACTACCATCTGATACATTTGAACCGGTAGTATCTACTGGACTAACTGTACCAGTAGTACCACTTGTAACTACTTGATAATAATTGTATGTTCCGCTGATGTTAACACTAAGATATTGCCCTGCGGTTACTGCGGTTTGACTTGTCCATGCAGTTGCTTGAGAACTAGGATCATCTTTTATGTAAGCACCACCGATAACATCTAGTGTTCCTTGTGGATTAGTATTACTATTACCAATACCTAGTCTAGCATTTGCAGTTAAATGTAATGCAACGCCTACTGTTCCATTATTGTTTAAAGAAAATTCAATAGGATTTCCACTATTCTTACTATAAAACAATGTAGTATTGGCATTGATACCAATATTAAATCCTAAGTTAGCACCTATTGTTATACCGCCATCATTACGAACACTAATTGTGTTATTGGCAATAGTAGCAATATCACTGCGTAAAAAATTTGAACTAGCTACAGCCGCACCGTTTATTAACAAAGCGTCTGCTGAACTAGCTGTTCCCCATAAGCCAGTATATGCACTACCAGTATCTGCTACTGTTTTTTTACTGGCAATATTAATTCCAGTATTAATTGTAGGAAATCCGCTAATTGCGGCTTTAGGTGTAAATGCATCTTCGCTTATAATTGCTACACGATAACTTACAGTAGTACTTGCGCTACTGCTGGCATAGATAGTTACAACATTATGGCTAACATTGGTAGTGTCTACAATTGATTCTACTACAGGTCCTGAAGTTAGCCCTGCACTATATTGAGGACCAACTAATACCCAAGTACTGCCTGAATATAAAAACAACTGACTTGTATTTGTGTTAACCCATAAGTCGCCTGCTAATGCGGCAGCCGGAGCACTTGTAGCTTTTTTAAGGCTACCAGCTGGTTGCCAAGTAGTGCCGTCATAAACTTTTAATAAATTAATTCCGCTAGCAGTATCAAACCACAGTTGTCCTTGAACAGGGTTAACTGGAGCAGTATCATTAGCAAAATTTTCCAACATGTGTAGCATGTCAGTGGCAATAACTGCTCCATAGCCTGCGTAATTTTTACCAACAAAGTTAATACTGGTAGTACTATTGATAGTACCGTCGGCAACTGTAATTGGTGGTTTGTCAGGATTATTAGATTGCGTAAATGTAACTTGATAAGTCATCTATTATACTCCTACCAATCCAGTTAAACTTTGAATACGTACTGTATAATCAATCTGAACTAATCGATTAAGACTTTTTAGTACAGGATGGAAAATAACATGTGTCAATAGTAGATATGACCCGTTGGCATTATAGGCTTGCAGACCTAATTCATCGAACACAAACTGACTGTTGCTGTTGTTCACTACATCAAAAGCACTTTGAGTACTAGGCTCTCCATAATCTAACAAACAAGTTACAAACAAATCTGTATAATTTGTTCCAGTTGTGTGTCGTGTTTCTATAAAATTTCTACTAGGGTCTGTATTGTTTGCACTATTTTGATTGACTACTTTTGCGTATGTTTGGTTGTAAAGACTAGCATTTGTTCCGCTAGTGTTTGGTGTAAGGTATGTAATAATTCCTGTTGGATCGATACTAGTTCCGCCGTTACCAAAGGCCATATTGTAAACAAAACCGTTGCCGCTATCTGCTAGGCTTTGAGCCAAAGCTACACTAATGTTTTCATAGTGAATTGCATTGCGTTTGTCAATGTAGATTTCTTTAGATTCAGGGTCATATATTTTAATATGTCCCTCAATATGTATTCCTGTTGCGTCTTTAGTCTGCATATCAATCTCTCTTTATCTTATATTTATCCGTATCAATTATGTGCTAGTTTAACTATCGAGCACCTGTTGTTTTTCTTGGATATACTGCACCCGATGCCGGGCGAAATCCATAATTTTGTTTAGGGAAAGTTACATTTGGTCGAATTTTAGTATAAAGTGTCGTTCCTGTCGGTGGTCCTAAGCCTGTAACACAGTCCCATCCTGTTGTTCCTGCATACCCTGTAGTAATTACATCATTATTAGATCCTACTGTAATATCATAGAATGCATTAGGATTAGAGTAAAAAAGTGTGTTATAGTCAACACTAGATCTTTGTATTCCAGTAAGTTGTTGGAATCTGGCTAACATTCCGGCCATTACAGGACATGCTAGACTTGTGCCGCCGTAGCCAGATATTGAACCATTAAAATATAATGAATATACATTCATTGGAGCTGAAATATCAGGAACTCCTCTTACTGTTAATGCAGTAGGACTTCCTGTGACTCCATTTGTAATTTTTGTATAGTTTAATCCATTTTGCCAACTTGGTAAAGAAAATAATGTACTTAGGCCTCCGCCGCCGCCCCAAGTTGTTCCAAAATTTGAATCTCTATTATCATCTGTTTCTGCCGACCTAGCATTAGCACCTGTTAGTGTAAGTTTGGTGCCGCCTACTGAAATTACTAACGGGCTCGATTCTGGATAACCAACCGATAATCCGCCTGCACCTGTGTACCATTCAGATCCCGAATCTCCGGATGCAATAAGTATTGTTTGTTTGTTATTAAGTGCTGTAGAAAATTGTGTTGATAAAAAATCACTAGATTCAGAAGTTCCCCAACTAATGCTAATTATATGACAACCATCTGCTATAGCTTGATTAATAGGACTAGCCCAAGTTTGTCCAATATATATAGTTATATTAGCTTGTGGCACCATAGTAGCTATACAAAAAATATCAACAGTATTTTCTCCACTTGAATTATCACCAGCACTAAAAGTTCCTGTTGCGCCATCAAATAATTTTTGTTGTATTGTCGGAACTGTAAGAGTTGATGCTATTAGTCCAGCAGTTTGTAAATCGGCAAAAGATTTATTAAGGTCGCTTTGTAAAAACCCACCACCAAGACTGATAATTCCAATTTTAACTCCATATCCAGTGCTTGCCGGTAATCCGTATGCTGTGGCAATTTGTGGCGGGGTAAGATATCCGTTAACAGGCAGTGCATTTGGCACTGCTCCTGTATCAGGATCTGTTACAGTTACTAGAACAAGGTTAGCTGGTTTAAAGTCCATGTTATACTTCTAATTTAAGATATGTTAATGTTACTGTAATAGTATTTGATGACCCACTATTATTGTAAACTTTCAAATAAGTTGTTGAACTAATTGAAGGATCTGCGTTATATCCATAAACTGCAGGTGTAAAATATGTTGTTGTTGCAGTTGTTGTTATTGCTTCCGCTACAACACCACTACCTGGTGTTGGATCTGTTGTAATTGCTCTTGAAGCATCATTCGATTGTGCTGTAGAACTTGTGTAAACTGTTACCCATGCTCCTGCATTAACTTGTATACTGTATAAAACATATCCTTTGGCCATTGCTGTATTAGTCAACGTATAAGATTGATAAGCAAGGCTGCCTGTTATTACTTGTACAGTTGAACGACTTTGTAATCCAGTTGGTTGTACTGAACTAATTACACCATTACTAATAGTAATTGTAGAACCGTCAACTTTAACACCACCAAGTACACCAGTTGTTGCAGTTGGTAATGAATAATTTGTATAATTAGCAACTAATTGACCGCTGCCATTAAATGTTAAAGTTGATCCATCAATTTTAATTCCGCCAGAAACTGTTGTGCTTGCTGTTGGCAAAGTATATTGAGCAGAACTAATTACGCCGCCACCGTTGATTGTAATAGTAGTTCCATCAACTTTTACACCACCTAATATACTCGTAGTAGCTGTTGGTAATGAATAAGCACTAGCACTACTAATTACTCCATTACTAATTGTAATAGTGGTTCCGTCTACTTTAACACCACCTAAAATATTTGTTGTAGCAGTTGGCAATGTATAATTTGTATAGTTGGCACTAATGATTCCATTAGTAATTGAAATGGTTGATCCGTCTACTTTAACGCCGCCTAGTACACTTGTTGTTGCTGTCGGTAATGTATAGCCGCCAACACTGCTAATCACGCCATTATTAATTGTAATAGTTGAACCATCTACTTTAACACCACCAAGTACACCAGTTGTTGCAGTTGGTAAACTATAAGGTGTTGCACTAATTATGCCACCGTTAATTGTAATACTAGTTCCATCTACTTTGACTCCGCCAAGCACTAATGCACTTGCTGTTGGTAAACTATAAGGAGCTGGAGGAGTAAATGTAAACACATTGTTTAGATAACTCAACGATCCATTTCCGCTAGCACCGTTTGTTATTATACTCAAACTGTTTGTTGACAACGGAGTATAACCTAATGCTCCAGTAATTTGACCAATAGTTAAAGAATTACCACTGATACTAGTTACTGTTGCCGCATTTCCACTAATGTTACCAACAATAGTGTTTGTTACAGTTAAGTTTGTTAGTATACCTACGCTGGTTAAACTTGAATTAACAACGTTAGCCGCTAGTGTAGTACCACTTAAAGAATTTGCTGTTGTAGTGGCTCCACCTGGAATTTGTTGCCATGCAGTTCCATTATAAATTACATAATCACCAGCATTAAATGTAATGTTTCCTGCGCCTAAGTTAATTGTTCCGCCTACACTGACTGCATATTCCCAGCCAGTTGTTCCTGTACCATTTGTTAGTGTAGGATTATTTGTAGTAGCATTCCATGTGCCTTTAAAAATAACTGCACCAGTTAGGCTAGTAGGAATTTGACTAGCAGTTAATCGTCCAGTACTATCTAATGTAGCAATACCACTGTTTTGTCCTATAGTTGCTATAGCAGGAACACTAATAACTCCGCTGGCAATAATAATACTTGTTCCATCTACTTTAACTCCGCCAAGTGTAGCTATGTTTGCTGTTGGTAATACATAAGCTGTTGCCGGTGTAAATGTAAATACACCAGTTGAATTGTTATAAGCTAGTGATGCAGTACTACTAGCAGATGCATTGGTAACACTTAATGCAGGTAACGCAATATAATTATTTGGATTAGTTGCATTATATGGAGTAAATCCTAAAGCTGAAGTTACTTGACTACTTGTTAGTACACCTGTACTAATTACTCCGTTATTAATTGCTATACTTGTTCCATCAACTTTAACACCGCCTAATGTACCTGTACTAATTGTACCTGCGGTAGCAGTTGGTAAACTATATGGTGTTGCACTAATTACACCGTTACTGATTGTAATTGTAGAACCATCTATTTTAACTCCACCAAGTACACTAGTAGTTGATGTTGGAAGACTATAATTTGTATGACTAGTTATAACTCCATTGCTAATTGTTACAGTAGATCCGTCAACTTTAACACCGCCTAGTGTAGTTAAACTTGCTGTTGGTAATACATAAGAACCAGGAACAGCACTGATTACTCCGTTACTAATTGTAATTGTAGAACCGTCAGGTTTTACACCGCCAATTTGACTTGTGGTGGCTGTGCCTAAATATGCAGTAGATTGTTGACTTGCATCAGCAAATTTTAATGTAGGAACAGTAAGAGCAGTAGCACTAGTTATTGTAAGTGCGGCATTTCCTCCGTTGAGTATCAAATTTGATGGTAAATTTAAATTGCCACTAGTATCTATGGATACGCTAAAATTTCCGCTAGCTATACTACTTAATTGTTGCCAACTAAGTGCTGTACCATTGGTAATTAAAACTTTTCCAGCGTTATTAGTTTGTATTGGAAAAGAATTTTGAGCTAAAGTGCCGTAAATTTCTGTAAAATTTGCATTTATTTTTAGCCCGGCAGTACGCAAACTGTCACCAGTATGATCTCCTGCTATTGTACCTGTATTAATGAACTGTTGCGTCATCTTATTATCCTTGATCGAATGTTTCGCCAGAACTACTATCTAAAGTATCACCAGCACTGTCAAATGTTCCGGTTGGTGTAGTACTTATCTGCTTGTACTCACTATACCAAATGCCCGGAGTTGCTCTCAGGAATTGTCCTATTGTTGTTGTATCATATAATACGCTAGTAGAATTATCCCATGCTGAGCCTGTATTTTTAACTATAGTTACTTGTGTTCCAAAATCTAACAAATTAGTCAATGTTATTTTGGCACTAGTTCCGTCGACTGTAAAGTCTGCAGGGAATGTGACATCGCCAGCAGGACTATCAGGAGCATTGTTAATATTAAAAACTGAGTATGCAGTTTTCTTCAAACGTATGTTTCCAATAAAGAATGCCCAGTTAGCAATGTCTGCAAAGAATGTTGTACTTGTATGAGCAGTAACACATCGATAACTATATGGTCCTTGGTTTACTATTGCTCCAACCGAATAAGTTGCACCGCTTGTCCATTCTCCTCCATTATTATAACCGCCAACGAATACTTCGATTTCGTTAACATTTTTAGGAATAAAATCTAAAGGAACTGTGTTACTGCCGTCACTAATTACTTGTTTTACAATCTGAGAATCTGTATAAGGAATAGTTTCGGCTCCACCTATATCTTGTACATTAGATCCTACAAGGTTAAGACTAAACACACCAGTTCCTAAAGTACCTCTGCGTAGTTGACTTAGCGTGTTTGTTGAATAATTAATTGCAAAATATTCAATACGTTCACCTCTTATCTCAACTACACCAGGTTTATTGGCTGCTGGATTTGGAGCTTCGAAGTTGCTAGCATCTGTTAAGACGATTGATGTATCGTTCCATTTTAAATTCTTTGCAAGTGTTGTTTGTTTGTTTACACTTAGACGTTTATAACTTACACGATTTAACATGTCTTTAAATTGCATGTAAGCAACGCCAGATGTTACAATATTAGAACCAAATGTAATTAAAGTAATTACATCAGTAGAAAGTAAAGATGTTGAAAGTGTAATACTTTGCAAATCGTCATTTAACTTGTATTCTACTGTAGGTGTTAACAATGTTGAATTTTTAATTACCCATACATAATAATCATTAATTACTGGACGGTCCAACTGTATTAATCCGCCGGCCGCTGATTGGTAATAATAAAAACTTGCACTATTAGGTACTAGTTCTGCATCACTAGTTACACTAACCGCAGTACGTTGAATATTCAATATATCATGCTGGTAGCTACTAATAACTTGTACTAGGTGTGTATTGTCATAAGCCTGTGCAAACGTAATTTGATTTGTGCCAGGATTATAAATATATCCCTCGTTTGTAATAACGCTTATAATTAATTGTTGTCCTGAATATAGTTTATAAACAGCTTTTGTAATTTTAATTGTAATGCCACCTAAATCAACAATGTAGTCTGAACCTTGTTTCAATACAGTACTTCCAACTAATACAGATATGTTAGTAATAGGAACGCTGAATGGAACAAATTTTGTAGGATCAATTGTATAATTTAATCTATTACTACCAATTGTAAAATAATTGTTAACAGGTCCAGATAAAATGTTTTGATCTACACGAACAATCATATTTGATTCATTTGGTAAAGAATTACCAATTTTATTTTGTAGTGTGTAGGTCAATGAACCATTAGTAGCTACAGTTTCTACCTTTGTAATTGCAAATGTCTGTTGGTTACCTGCAACAATTACAAAGCTAATTAAAACACCTTGTGCAGGAGCACTTGAAAATCTAAATGCCACTGCATTACTAAATTCATAAGACAAATTAGTTTCAAACACCTCAGGAGTTGCAACAATACCGTCAAGATAGACTAATGTAGTAATTGGATTTTGCCATTTTGCATTACTGACAAATTCAGTAGTATAACCATCACCGATAAAATGATCTATATCTAATATGTTAGCACCACTGAATCCAATACTGAATAAACTAACTTGTACATTAGATGCAGGCGCTGTATTAAACACTACTAGTCGATTTCTATAATCAACCGTATAATCAGTATTCAAAGTTTTAACTGTATCATTTAATTTTACAATTACTGCACCTTTGCTATTTGGCTGTTGGCTAAGAGCAAAACTAGTAGTAACACCGTCTCCAATATAATTGTCAGCTCTCATTGTGGCGGCGCCATTAGTTGGTTTATCAAATACTTTAATAGCGACTGTATCAACTACTTGACCTGGTACAACTTCTTCTGGAGCAGGACTAGATGTTGGTGTTACAAAATCGTCACCGTCTACAATAATGTCGTCGGCAGCAAGTCCTGTAGCGGTAAGATAAACACCATTTAGCTGGCTAGTATCTCCGCCGCTTAGGCTAGTATCGTAATCTGTTGATTTTGGAGTAATGCTACCATCGCTAGTAGTTTGTCTTATAATGAACTCATCTCCTGCGTTGACAACAAATGCATTTGAACTTGCACTACCGCCTTCATCTACTACAGATGGGCTAGATGAACTTGCACTGCCACCGTCATCTATTTCTGAATCTAATGTAGTAAACGATGCTCCACCGTCTATAGAATTATAAGGAGCTGGTATGCTAAATGTTTTTGTAATAACTCCATTGCTGTCTGAAATTCCATTAGACAAGAATGTGTTTACAATGGCATTTTTATTATAAGGTGGCGTTAACGATGTAGCAGCCTGGATTGCGCCTGCTACTACTCCTAGATCATACGGAGCAATACCAAATAAATCTGAATAATCTATAAGAGAAGTGTATATTGTAGTAGGATTAGATGGAGATCCAATAATTTCTAAAAATCTGTTTACAATATTTGTTAAAGTACTTACAAATCCTGCGCCGCCGCTTAGTCCAGTATTAATATATTGTGTAAAAATATTTTGTAAAGAACTAAATGCGGTATTTGTAATAATATCTATACACAAAGTTTTAAAATGTGTGTAGACATCTTCCCAATAGTTTGCTGGTTCTACATCTAATACACTGTTATACAACCAATATCTCAAGCCGGCGTGAGTCATTTGACTGTTACCGCCATAGGTTAAATCGTATATCAAAGCCCATACAACATATTGAACATCGCGCTGGCAACTAGTATGACTATAAGTTACACTAGGATAATGTGCAGTTATGTATGCTACTATTTCGGCCTGAATATAAGGAATATTATCAAACAATAATGTACCAATATTAGAAACACTTACTGGTATCCCAGATCCTGCAGGAATAGGAAATTCAGGAGTTGGAATTACTCCGAAGTTAGTTTGTTCAATAATTCCTACAATAGTAGCAAGGTTAGTCTTAATAGTAGCAACCGCATTAGTATTTGCGGCTACTTCTGGTATAGCCAATATCGTATTTGCAATAGTTGTTACACTAAATGCTGTGGCCGCAGGATCAAATCCATAAGTTGTAACTTGATCTAGTATTTCAAGAGCTACAAAAATACTTTGTAAATTACTAATAGAATTTGGTGTAGTATATGCAGTATCATAAACAAATGCATTTACAAGATCTTGTATAAATGGTTGTATATTGTAAAACGGATCATCTAATCTTACTGGATTTAATTGTCCAACAATATTAATAATTGTTCCAGTGTGTATTTTTGAATTAGATAAATTTGTTAATTGTATTTGTCCGTCTGAATTTATAACTACATCTGTTGGAGACACTAGTGTTCTAGTAAATGTAATATAAGTTCCTTGCGGAATAGCTTCATATATAATGTTGCTTAGTGTAATAGTATTGGCATTGATACCAGCAATAGTAGTGTTATAACTAAACGCACTATAATTTGCTAATGTAACAACATCATTTACTTTTAAACTTGCTGTACTAGAAACTACAATAGTTAAACTACCAACTACTGTTACTGAAGTAGTTGCAAGATTATTTACAACTGTCACATATGGTAAAATATCTGATAAACTATAATTATAGACAGTAGTTACACCGTCTGATTGATAAGAATCAGTATGTGTTTGTGTTCTATACAAGTTTAATTGCACACCTGCGGCAGGTGTATAAGGCAATGTAAATTGACTAGTATTAGCATTAACTACAACACTATAATCTGTAAATGTTTCATCGTAAGTGTCCCAATTATCTGTATAATAAGGCAAACTATCCCAACCAGTAGATAGTTGGAATCCCATACCGTTAACAATTACTCCACCGTAATCGATACCTGTCATTAACTGTGCTAGATCTTTACCTAAATCTCCAGAATCTGGATTATACAAATACTGTATTCTGTCAGTTGCACGTAATAAAGATGCATCAATTTGATAAGTTACACTGATATTAGAACCCTTAACAGGTGCTGTATCAAATTGTATCATTCCATAGTAAGTTGTATATCCTTTAGCAGTTGAACTAAGAATTGACATCTTATATGTGTCACGCAATACTAAAATATTATTAATAGTAACTGTGCTTGCACCTAAAGTAATGTCTGGGCCCCAGGTTAATAAAAATTGTAATTGACTTCCTGAACCAGTAAATGTTTCTGTTTTAGTACGCTGAGAAATAAAATATGTAGAATCTACACGATCAAATTTCATTCCTACCAGTGTTCCTCTAACAACACTATTGCCAATAATAGCACTAGCTGTGGCCGCAACACCGCCTTGCATTAGTCCACCAAATAATGTAACAGTTGGTGCTGAAAGATAACCGCTACCAGAAGTTAATAATACAATTCTGCTGACTTGATTATTGCTGATAAATGCTCGTGCTGTTGCGCCTGAACCACTGTCACTAGTGAATATCACTTCAGGTTCTGTAATATAATTTGATCCATTGCTGGTTAATTTTAAATCAACAACTTCAAAGCCTGCATTTGTTAACCAGAAATTCCAAGGGTATGCACTAATGTTAGCATCAGATGCTTGTAATTTACCGTTGCTCACAAAAGTGTCTATAACTTTAACAACGCCATTTTCGTAAACAGGTTGTAAATCAAAGTCAGTGATAGGTAATTCTGCAGGATCTATACTGTCATAGTTGCTTACATACTCACGTATCTTAGTCTTATATGGTTTAACTTCGTTAACGTAGTCTTCAAAGTTTGCCAAGTTGTCTGGTTTATAAGTTACTGGTTGATCTAATGATCCAACATTATGTTGTGCTTTGACAAAACTTGTTTTGAAAATCCAATCAACATATGGCTGTTCGCTTAGTGCATATCTTACACTGGCAAAGAATAAATCTGAGTAACTGCCGTTTAAATTATTTTCTTTTGTAAAGATATTATTTTTAAGAGTATTAAGAATAATTCTTAATTCAGTAGCCGCTATTTTATCAAATCCTACAGAGTCATAAATTGTGTTATCAAAACCTAAATCAGTATTTGCTGTTTGATACAGATTACTGTTTAATTGTATAGTACCATTTTGTATACCTACAGTAGCATAAGATTGTGTCCAATCAACACTAGTCGAGTCTGCATACTTGTATAATAATTCCCAACCACCAGAATTACTGTTTCTAACTTTTACAGTATCTCCTATAGATGCATTGATACCGTTTAAACCTACCAATGTTGCAACTGAGAATTTTGCAATAGTAAATTGAGTAGCTGTAAATATTACTTTACCAGTAGTATCTGTGTATGATCCATACCAGTCAGCATAACTCCAATAATTTCTTACATCATAACTTTGTGTAAGTGTTCTAGTCCATGTTTGTTGTATTGGATCATAACTATAAATGCTCCAATTATCATTTGCTTGACTATCACTTTGTACTAGTACAGAATAATCTCTAACTGTAATAGTAGTAGAAGAAGTATAACCTTCTCCTGCTGATATTATATTAGCACCTGTGATTTGTCCTTTAGCATTAATTACCGCTTGCACTACTGCTCCAGTACCAGTGCCGTTTACTTGCAAATAAGGTGCAGTTTTTGTACCATTAATAGAAGTTACATATCCTTTACCTGAGCTATTAATCACCACTCCTGTAATTTTTCCGTTAGTAACAACTGGAGTTATACTTGGACGAGTAAAATTTCCAACACTTGCATAAACCAATTCAGAATCTGTGGCAAATACAGCATCGTATAATCCAGTAATTATGTTAGGCTGAGGATCGTATGTTTCCAAAGGAGCAATATTATCACTTTCAACAATTTGATTCTGTGCTAGAACTTGATTTGTTAATTCCACAAATTGTTTCAATGCTTCGAATCTATTTACAAACATACCTTGTCTTGGTCTGTTTTCAATACCATAACGGATTTTAGGTGGCAATCTTGGATCAGGAACTTCTCTACCTGCTACATCTTTACCGCATAAACTATCAATCCATTTTTGTTCAATTACTGTAGGAATATAAGTTGTTGGATCGTCACTAATAATATTCCAATGACTATGCACGTTTTGATCTGTTTTCTTGCCGGTCCAATACTGTACACTTAACACTACTTCTGTAGATTTTAGATACTGTTTAGCATTGACTAAGCTAAAGCTGTTAGGTCCAGTTAGAGCAAGGTAAGTATACCCTTGTCCACGTGGATTACTAATTAAACTAGAAACATCTTGTGCTGCCATATTTCTTCCGGCAACATTAGGAATAAATTTCTTATTCTTAACCCAGTAGTAATATGTTGTAACAGTTGATTTGGTTACTGTGTTATAAGTTGTACGGATACTGTATTGATTATCGCCGTACAAACTTGTTCCACTAATATTCAATGCTAGTCCAGCAGGTGTGTCTGCTTGCTGATCCCATTGACTTGGTTTGTACTTTGTGCCGATCCATTCATAGATATCAATCGTTGAACCTGTAGCTAAAGTACTCCAATTTGTATTTCTGTAAACAGGATCATCTTCATACGCATCTATAATTTTTGCTGTACTTAAATTCCACCATAATTGTCCAACTTGATCTTTATTCCAAGCCGCACTAGTGTTTGACGAAGTCACACCATTAAATGTACTGTAGACAGCAGGATCATAGAATGATTTGTACATAATCTCTTCATCTGCTGGGCCTGGAATCTTGCCTTGAGCAATATCAACAACATCAAGATGTGTAATTAATTCGCCTGTTACACGATTGTATAAAAATGCTTTCTTAATTTTAGTTACATCTGGTTTATCGACTTCGGTGTGGTCAATTGTCCATGTAAATGCATTATTAGGTTTACCATAATCTAACACTCTGCCTGAAGTATAACCCTGATCAGTGGCTTCTGGTAGGCCAACTATTATGTGATTAGATCCTACCGCAAATCCAGAACCATATCCATCTAATTCAACTGTTTCTCGTGTCACTAGTGCCGCAGTACCTGTGCCAGAACCATCTCCAGTAGCTGTAAATGTTACACCAATAGCATTAGAGCTTGCGCCGATCTTAGTAAAGTCAGTTGTACCAATTGTTAAAATTTGATAAACATCATTAACGATAAATTCGCCTGCTGTTACTATTGGATTTGATTTAGATAAACTTTCGCTGAAGACCCACTTAGTTGCATACATGTCATAAACATCTATGCGACCACCGTTTACTTGATTATAAACAAAATCTGTACTGTTTTTATCAAATGTAGTTAGATTATTATCAAATGTAGTGGTAAGTCTAGTATCTCCGTATTGACTAAAAACAACTAGTGTTTCATAATCGTTCATGAAAGAAATCTTATTACCAAAATGTCCGTTAGTTTCTGGAATATGAGGAACTAATGAATAATATAAACTATATGTGTTGTTGCTATAACTATAGACACTTACGCCGCCACGTTGAATTATACCGCCTACTGTAGCTGTATCATCAGAAACAGCAATATAAGTTCCAGAATTAGATATGCTTGTGCTAATACCAAAATCTATATCTGTTCCTGTTAGTGTTTGCAACAGACTAAATCCTGCACCAGAGTTTTTATAAATTTTTACAAGTCCATTTTGTGTGCCGCCACTTGCGCTGATAGCTAATGTAAGATTATCTTGACTTAGACTAATTGCACTACCAAAATTTCCGCCTACTGTAGAACCAACATATAGTTCTGTAAAATCATAACCCCAACCAGTAATAGCAAATTGAATAATTCCAGATGGTGTAGAATCTGGGCTACCACTTAATAGCAATGTTGTGCTGTCTACTACTTGTAAAACTATTTGTCCGCTGGTAAATGCAGAATTAACTACACTCATTCCGGCTCTAACACCTACAGTACTAGTAACTTTTAATGTGCCAAAGCTACTACCAGCAGGATTATAACTGGTTGATTGTTGTATTATTGTTGAATATTTTAATTTGTATACTGCACCAACTCGACTACTACCACTAACATAGCCAGGAGCAGAAACATACAGCACATTATTACCAAATACAAGACTACTACCAAAGTTTTCGTTGGCGGCTGCTAGTGGACTAACAATCGTATCTACTAATGAATAGTTGTTATTAGCATCTTTCTTGTATAAACTAATTACACCCTGTCCGGCTGGGCCACCAAGATAGTAATTAGTATCAATTGCTTGATAAGATTTAGAAGAAAATATGCTATGTGTAACATCAGTCCATTGACTGTTTGATCCTGGACTTGGTTGCGGCTGTTGAGTCGCAGTCATTGTTCCTTGTGCAGTTGTTAATGGCACTAGGTTAGTACTATACTGAACTGCGGTAATTGTAAATGTAGTTGAACTAAGAACTGTTGCTACATAATAAATTCCGCCAGCTAATATTCCGCCAAAACTGTTTTCAGCAAATATTATTTCATATCCAGCCGCAAGTCCGGCTGTAGTATCCGCTGTTATAATATATGAACTGCCATCGGTACCATAAATGTTTACAGTTGTTTGTCCATATAATGTTTGTGTAGCTTGATACACTTTTGATTTGTATATAACTAGTGTTCCGCTAGTATACGCACCGTAGATTGACCATGTGCCATATGAATTTACTGGTAGATAATATAAAGGAGCCCAGTAGATTGATCCAATTGCAGGTGTATGATTAGCAGGAACATTTATTAATGCTTGCCAATATTGTATACTAGATCCAGACCCAGTGGATACTATTATGCCAGCACCTAAAGAATATGAAGTTACACTTGAATAAGATCCTAAATAATCTGTTACTGCATAACCAGCTAACGGACTCGATGATGCCATCCAGGTACCGTCTGAACTAAATGCTATAGAAGTTGCTAGTACGGTTGGCAGATTCTGACTGCTTGTAATGCTGTAAGTAGAATTAGTAGCTGAAGCATTTGCTGCCTGACTTAGTGTAAGGCTAGTTCCTACACTTACAGAAATAACTGTTGTGCCGTAAGGTATACCCGGGCCTTCAATAAACCCGTTAAGCATATTACTAGTAGCACTAGTACTAGTTAATACATTACTACTGATTGTAATACTACCGCCTAATAAGAATTCTACATTTGTTGCAATATAAGGAGGAGCTAGAACTTGTCGTTGTACCCAAGGAGTCACTGTACCTGCTTTATCATAGGTAA